CACAAGCACAACCTGTTACACAATATAGAATTTTTATACCAATACGTAACTCAACTTCAGGTAAAGCGAGTGTTACATATACAAACTGGGTTGAACGTGTTAACGTAAGTGCTTATGTTCAAGAATATTTTGGTCTTAATCCTGATGATATAACACAGATAGATTGGTTTATAACATATAGAGCAAGAGTGGTCAATAGTGGTGATGTTGGTTATATAAAAGCGAGATTTAGACAAACAGTCCCTTCAGGACAATATATTGAAACTGAAGTTAAAACAATAACGTCTACTTCGTGGAACGTTTTTTATGAACAATACAACAATGTGCCAAAAACAATTTTTACGCCAAACGGGTTGTTAGATTGTATGTTGATGTTAAAAGTTGATAGTGGAACTATAGAAGCGTATATGGATAGAGCATTTTTGATTTTGATAATGGGAGGATAGTTTATGGTTAACTTATTAGACGCAGTAGCACAAATTTTTGGTAAACCAGCAACAGAACCAGAAGTTGAACCAAGCCAAAAAATAGAAAACAAGATTGTGCCTGGTGAAGAAATTTTGAATATAGACGAAGACAAGGTTGTTCATATATTTAAACAAGTATACCAACACGCTTATAATGTTAAGAAAAACCATATAATAGTTTGGGACAAAGTATGGTCGTTGTTCAATAATCAATACGATTTTTCACAAAAAGCAGATTGGCAATCAAAAGCGTATACAACAAAGTTTAATGGTGCGATACGAACCTTAATGGCAATTTTGAAACGTTCTGTGTTAGGTGCTAAAAAAATTTTTTCAGTAGAAGGTGTAGGTTATGAAAGCAAGTTGAAACAAGCAAATGTTGAAAACTTGTTATTTTATTGGTTTTACAAGTCAAATTTTAGGCACGAGTTTACAAAATCGTTGATGGCAGGCGTGTTGTCAAGTTTAGCAATTTTGAAAGCGTATTGGAATAACGGCGTAAAAATAGAAGCGTGTGACCCGTATGATATAACTTTAGACCCTACTGGTAGGAACAAGTTTATAATACACAGGATTAAAATGGATCTGTATGATGTTCAAAAACTTGCTAATGAAGGTGTTTATAACGCTGACAAAGTTGCGTTAATAAAAGAAAGTTTTGTTAGAGCAGAATTAGAATATAAAGAAAAATTGCGTAGGAACGAGCCAGGTGCTACACCACCGCCGTTTAGAAAAGAAGTTGAAATAATGGAATATTACGGCGACTTGTTTGACGAAGATGGTTCTTTGATAGAAGAAAATGTTATTATAACAATTGCTAACGATAAATATTTGTTACGTATAGTTAAAAACCCGTATCCAATAAAACCTTTCTTTATTTATCCGTTATATTTTGTCCCGTTCAGTGTGTATCACAAAGGATTTTTTGAAGATGTAGTCACAGCAGGTTTAATTGACGAAATGAGCCGTGTCCTTAATGGTATCATAGATGGACATTTATTTTCAATAGCAAAAGCGTTTGAACTTAATGTAGATTTAGTTGTTGATCCTGAAGAAATACAAAGTGGTATTTATCCAGGTAAAACAATTAAGAGGACAGGTTATGCGAATGAACGTTTGATACAAGAAGTAAATATAGGTAATATTTCACAACAAAATTTAGCAGTATATGAAATGTTAGCAAGAGAATTTCAAAATGCGACAAGTATCACAGAATTTATTATGGGTATGCCAACAAGTCGTGGTCGTCCTACAGCAACAGAGGTTGTTCAAAAAACACAACAAACAATGAGTGCGTTAGAAGATATTGTTCGTGATTTAGAACAATATTTGATTGTTCCGTTATTAGAATTTGTTTTTGATTTAATAATGAAGTATCAAGACAATTTTACTGATGCTCAACTACAAGAATTTTTAGGTCGTAATTTAGATTATACTTTACCTTTAGAACAATTTAAAGAAAAATATTTTAGTGGTCAATATGAGTTCAGGGTTAATGGTATTTCACAAACATTGTTGAAACAACAGACAGTGGAAAAGATAGCGTTGTTGTTCCAGTTGTTACAAGCGAACCCGAACTGGGCAAGTAAAATAGATTTAGACAGGTTGTTATACAAAATTTTAGAATCGTTAGATTTAGATCCAACAGAACTTATTATAGAACAACAAGGTAATCAAGAACAACAGGTAGGTGTTATACCACCTGTTTCAACACAACCAACAGAGGAGGTAGAACAATGAAAAAAAAGATAAATATAGAAAAAAGTAAGCCAGATGTAAGAGGGTATGAAAATAAGATAATAAATTTGTTAGAAGACGAGACGATAGAATATGTCCCTGCGACAGAAGATGTGAAAAAGACAGCAGTAAGTAAATCAGAGTTGTATGAGCCGATACCTTCAATACCTGAAGGGGCAAGACGTCCCTGGGCAAAAAATAGACCAAGAATTTCAAGGAGGTAAAAAACGTATGGCAAAAAAAAGAGAAGTTCAAAAACAAATATCTGGTGGTGTAAGAAAACTTGTCCGTCAATGGGAACGGACAGGTAAAATAGAAACGTCAAGAGCGACGTATAGACCTAAAACAAAAGAAGAAGCAATAAGACAAGCGTTAGCGATAGAGTATGGTCGTGCGAGACAAGAAGGTAAGTTGCCAAAAAGACGTTCAAGACCAACAGGTTCTGGTGTGTTTACAGACCAAGAGATAGCAAGGGGGTATAAAATAATATGGCGACCTTAAAACCAAAATTTAAGATACCTTCAATGAAAGTAAAGTTGCCAAAATTACCAAAAATAAAGCCGTTGCCTAAAATAAAAGCAAGTTATGTTGGGACATTAAAACCGCCTAAAATTAAGAAGTTAAAAATTTTTTAATCAGTTGATAAAAACAAAAAAATTTATTTTATAAAATAACTATGATAAAACCTAACTTTGATGAAGATGCTGTTGCTATACTTCGGTATTTACTTGAAGAACGTAAGAAACGTATTGTTTTAAATATTGCTAACACGCCGTATGGTGATATAGAACGGCTTAAAGGGTTGCACGCAGAATTGCGTGTAATAAGTTTGTTAGAAAACGATTTGTTAATAGAAATTGCTAAATTGAAGCAAGAAAGAAGGAAAGAATTAGAACAAATCCTGTCCCACGAGTAATCGTGGACAAACAGGGGGGAGGATAAAATGGTAAAAACAAAAATACAAGAGTTGTATGAGAATTTAGATAAAGAAGAAGTTGCTGACAATCCTGTTGAAACACAACAGGAAAGTCAAGAACAACAAACACAAACACAAGAAGTTGACCAACAATCACAGCAACAAGAAAAGTTGTTGGCAGGTAAGTTCGGTTCTGTAAACGATTTAGAAAAGTCGTATGAAGAACTACAGAGACAATATACTGAACTTACAGAAAGGTTGAAACGTGCTGAAGCGTCGTTAGAAACATTTTTGAAGACACAAAATATGACACAATATGTTCAACCACAAGTTCAACAACAAAACAATGTTCCTTTACAACAGACAAACGATTTTGATATAGATGTTGATCCATACTCAAATCCAAAAGAGTATGCTAAAAAGATTTACGAAAAAACTCTTACTGATGCTATAAATCGTGTTCAACAAATGATACTTGTTCAACAACAAATGGAGTATGTGCGACAAAAATTTTATTCTGAAAACCCCGATTTAAAAGGTAAAGAACGTATAGTTGGGATTGTGTCACAAGACGTTGTTCGTGATATACCCAATGCTGACCTTGACACTGTGCTTAAAGAAGTAGCGAGAAGGACAAGAGAATTCCTTGCTTCTCTTGTCCCACAACAAAAACCTGTCCAACAACCAGTTGCTGTAACACCACAAGTTGGTCAAACAAGACAAATCACACAAACTAAAACTGAAGAACGAGAGTTAACTCCTGAAGAAGAATATCAGGAGTATATTAACTATCGTAAACAAAGATTAGCAGAAGCAAAAAATATTCTTATCAAAGGAGGTAAATAACCTATGGATTGGATAAATATGGGCGGTTATTTAGCAAACCCACGTTTAAGTAAAAAAATAAGGTTATCGGCATTACCATTGATGAGGTTTAGACAATTTGTGCGTCCTGAACCAGGTTATGGTAAAAATGTTGGCGACAAAATAGATTTTATCCGTGTATCAGAAGTGTTGACATCAGGTCGTGCTATATCTGAAGATGAAGAAGTCCCAGAAACCAATCTTCAGATAACAAAGAGTTATTTACAAGTTACTGAATATGCTAATAGTATCCCGTATACTGGCAAGTTAGAAGCATTGTCCGAGTTTGATCCTGAAAACTTGATACAAGAAGCGTTGAGACGTGATATGGCAAAAACGTTAGATGCTGTAGTTGGTAATGTGTTTAGAAGCACAAAATATATTTATACACCAACTGGGACATCTGATAATCCTTCGTTTGTATTCACAAATACAGGGACACCAGGTGATGTTGCTACAAGACCAATCAGCGGTTGGGATATTTCAAAACTTCGTTTATTAGCAAAAGGTAAAACTGCTGGTGTAGGTATTCCGCCTTATGATGGGACAAATTATATGGCAATATGTTCTGTTGGTGCTTATGAACAGATATACAACGACCCTGCTTTTGTTGAAGCATCAAAATATGGTGATCCTGACAGATTGTTCAGTGGCGAAGTTGGTAGATGGAGACAGATTAGGTTTATTGAAGAAAACAATGTTCTTGACGACACATTACCAGCAAACGATGTCCCTGGCGAACTTATCTTCTTTGGTGAAGATCCTGTTGTAGAAGGTATTGTTATACCAGAAGAAATACGTGCTGATATACCAAAAGATTTTGGTAGAAAGAAAAAATTAGGTTGGTATTATCTCGGTGGTTCTACCTTATCGTTCTGGGAAGCAGGTTGGGGTCTCTGCAGAGTTATCCGTGTATACGGTGCTTCAGAATAATTGAGATAAGTTGTTAAAAATATTTTAAGGGAGATTTTTTTGTTAAAATTTTAACCACAGGAGGTATTTTAACAATGATTGATACAAGGAGACCTTTTGTTTTACAATATAGAGATGGTAAGTATGTAGTAAAATATTTAGACACAGGCGAACAAAAAGATGTTACAAAAGAAATGAAAAAAGAAGAAGTTAAACTTTATAAACAAGATAAAGAAAGAGAAAAAGAAGAAAAGAAAAAATAATATTGGATATTAACTAATTTTGTATGAATTTTGGCGAGTTTAAACAAAGGGTTAAAGATATTGTTGCGAGAAACAATCTTGAGTTGGACAATGTTATATTGATGTTTACAAACGAAATCCTTGATGAGATACAGAAATTTTATAATTTTGAATTCTTGAAACAAACAATAGAATTACAAGTTGTTGCGGGACAAAGGACATATTCGTTACCTGCTAACTTTAAAGATGATATAATTTTTTATCTTGTTAAAGAAAACAAGTATGAGAAGTTAACGTTAACAAATTCGTATGAAATAATTAAGAAAGTGATACCTGAAGAAACTGGTGAGCCAAAATATATTGTGATTGAAAGAGATATGTTTTCTTTGTTTCCCGCACCTGATAAAGATTACGTGTTGCGTATAACTTATTATGCTTATTTTTCACCTATTAGTTCTGATACTGATACTAACTATATTCTTGATAAAGAAGTTGATGTATTGTTAAATGGTGTTCTACAACGTGTTTTTTCTTACTTGTTTGAATATGAACAAGCACAATATTATGGACAGATTTATCAACAAAAATTGTTGTTATTAAAACGCCGTGAGGTTATTAAAGAATTACCTACTGAAATGAGTTTAGGAGTTTATACAGATGTCAAAAAGTCATTATTGGAGTAAGAAATGGTATGGAATAAAAATACACCTGCTTTTAATGAACCTATATCACAAGGCGATGATAGATTGCGTGAACTTAAACAAGATTTACAAACTATTTTTCAAAAAGATTTTAAAAATAGTGATTGGAATGGACAATCTGGCACTTCAAAACATAACCATTTTATAAACCCGCAAAATATTCTACAAAAAGATGGTGTATATAAAGTTTTAGCAGACGATACTTCTTCCACTGATTATCGTATTTTAAAAATACAAGTTTACTACAATGGTGCTTGGCGTAACGCTACCAATCCTACTTTTCAACATAAAACTACAAAAGTAAATAAACATTTGTTTGAACCTGGCGACATTATTGTTGTTTATGGAAATACTGCTCCAGTAGGTTGGGTTCAACAAACAATTGAACAAGTTTTCAATGTTAACTTGTCAGAAATAATGTTAGGAATATCACTTGCTCCAGGTTCTCCTGTAATCGGTAGCCATTCGTTAAGTAGTGTTATAACTCATTCACACACATTATCAACTGAATTTCTTGCTTCTGACCATTCACATCAAGGGTCAGGACAAGTGGCAACAAGCGGGACAAACGATGGTAAAGAAGCGTATAAAATAGGTGGTGGTTATGATATAGTTAAATTACATCATTATCATATTATAAATTATTCTATAAATTCGGTTAGAAGTGGATCTCACACACATACTATTTCAGAATATACTACAGGAAATTATAAACGAGCAAATTTTATTTTAGTTAAAAGGAGTTAAAAAAATGGTATGGGATATTAGTAAACCTGCTGGTAGCGAAGTAGTTTCTTATGGTGACGACAGGATAAGAGAGTTAAAACAAGATTTAGAAACTATTTTTCAAGAAGACCATTATTTTTTAACTGATAACAACAATCCACGTTTGGTTCATAGTATTAAAAAGAACATTGACCGCAATAACAGAATTTTTTATGATGGCGAGTTAAAATACAGGGATTACAACGGGAATATTGTTTCTTGGCGTGATGAAATACCGCTTGGGACAAAAGTGTTGTTTATATCAATGCCTGAAAATGGAAGACCATATTGGAACATTGTGCCGATAATAGATTATGTTGTAAATCTTGTGAATAGTGATGGTGGACAAATTACTGGTATAATAGATTATTTTTCACAAATTCATACTCATAGTGTAAACAATGAAACAATAGAGGGGCACGACCATACTGTTGATTTTCAAAGTGCTACAAGTAATTATGGTAGTGATATTAAAGAAGGGATTACTGCGTCGGGTGGGACGAAGTTTGTTAGTTATAATCATACACATCTTGGTTTTCGTCAATCTTCAACAAAATCAGAAAATATTACACATAACCATACTTTAGGTTCAGTATCTTTTAATCCACGTTATGTTAAAGGTATAGTTTTGGAGAGAATAAAATGACTTGGGATAAAACAAAACCACAAGGTTCAGAAGCGTTAAGGTTAGGCGATGACAGAATACGAGAGTTAAAACAAGATTTAGAAAATATTATTACTTATGAACATTATTTTGAGTTAGACCAAAACAATAATATTGTTGATGTTCAACATAAACTACCAATTGGTTTTCCTACTACTGACAAGTTAGATGGTAGGTTGTGTTATGTTCCTGATGATGAAACATTGTATATGTGGGACGAGGTAGAAAACAAGTTTAAAAGGTTATCAACGCCAGACAATTTGATACCTGTAGGGACAAAGATTGTAGGGAAAATTTCTGCCCCGTGTTGGGTGTTAATAAGTTTACAAGAAACACGTTGTGTAAGGTTAACAAACACGTATAACGATGCTGGATTAACAGGTGGGACTGACGATCCTAACTATATGTTTCATCAACATAGTGTTAGCGAGTATAGGTATTCACATAGTCATTCTCTTTCAGATTATACAAATGGAGCGGAAGATGGAAAGTGTGACACTTATGGTGTGGACAGAGGCACGTGGTCAGCAGATGGTCATAAACATTCTTTTTCTTTAACTTTAAATTCACAAGAGTTAGCACATAGTCATAGTATGAATAGTCAAGGAGGTTCTATTTCAACAGGATATTTAGGTGTTTATGAAAGACAATTTTAACGAAATGTTTTGTCCGATAACAGGTAAGAAGTGTAGGTTAGATTGTGCTTGGTTAGTAGATATGACAATAACGAACAATATTACAGGTGAGAACAAACAAGAAAAACGTTGTGCTATATTTTGGTTGATAAGTTTACAAGTGGAGAACAACAGGTTAGTATTGTCTAACACGCAGGCGATAGAAAGTTTTAGGAACGAGATGGTTAAAGGACAGGGGTATCAAGAGGTTATAGCAGAAAGTTTAGTCCATTTTTTAAAACTTGCTTTACGAGGTAGACAAAAAAATGTTCAGAACGAAGACGACAATGTTAAAGATGCCCTTTCAGGGCGTTAATTACAAAGTAGACCCGTATTTTTTAGCAGACAATTTTTTTGCTGAATTGTATAATACTGATGTTGATATTGATGGTTTAACAAAACGACCTGGTTTTAGAACTTTTTGTTTACAACCTACTGGCGATAAGATTATACGATTCTTAAATTATCATTATAGCGGGACAGGTTTTTATTTAATAGGTTTTTCACCAACAAAGTTATACAAGTTTGACGGGACACAATTTGTCCAAGTAGGAACAAAAACGTTTTTACAAACAGACCATATTAGTTGTGATACAGGGTTTGACAACATATTTTTTACAAACAATAAAGCAGAAAAACCTAAATATTGGAATATTACAATGACAGATTTTGACGATATCCCAGGATTAACCGATGTAGAACCTGGCGATATAGAACTAAATAGTTGTCATAATTTAGTAGTGTTTAAAAATTTTGTTGTTTTAGCACAAACTGTGGAAAATAATGTTTATTATCCAACACGTATTCGTTGGTCACAATATAACGATTTTACAAACTGGAAAAACAATCCTGATGGTTCAGGTATGGCAGGTTATTTTGACTTGTTACAAGAAGCATCGCCTATAGTTCGTATGTTACCTTTGAAAGATTATCTTATTATTTACAAACCTGATTGTATATACATAATGCGGTTTGTAGGGACACCTTATGTTTTTGTAGTAGAAAAAATAGTTGAAGGTATAGGTCTTCTTGGTTATAACGCAATATGTTCATTTTTAGATACACACTTGTTTGTAGGACGAGATAATATATACATTTTTACAGGTAGCACAATACAACCTGTTGGCGACTTGATTATAGAAAAGTTTTTTGAAGAACTAAATTATGAACGTGTTGACGAAATTTTTTGTTATCCTGATATTACAAACAAAAAAGTGTATATTTTTTATCCAACAACAAGTTCTAAAGGTTGTAATAAATGTTTGGTTTATAATTATGTTTTAAAAAGTTGGTCTACTTATGAAATACCTTATGGTGTTGATATGATTTATACTTCAAAAAGTTTTGATGTAACTTGGGATAGCGTGGGGACATCTTGGGACGGGACAGGAAGAACGTGGGAAGAACAACAGGTTGGCGGAGGCAGGTTTTTAATTCTTGCTACAACAGGTGATAAAATAATAAATTTTGATGAAAAAGATGTTGACGATAATGTTTATACAACATTAGTTTATGACGTTAAAACAAAAATTTTTGATTTTGGTTTACCACATAATATAAAAAGGTTGTTAGAAATACGTGTTTTAGGTAGAATTAAAAAAGGGTTAAAACTACGTGTTAATTATGGTGATGAAATTCCGTTGTTAGCATATTATCGTGAGTTTGAAGTGCCAGAGAATGGTGTTATACAATGTGATATTTCAGCAAAATATTTTCAAATAGAGTTTTACGAAGAAACAAATACAAATAATTATAACAAAACGTTTGAAATAAGTAATTTACAATTAAGGTGGATAGAACGGGGGTTACGTTAAAATGTTTGTTAAAAAACCTATTAAAACAGGTAATATAGAACTTGATAGAGTGTTAAACGATATGTTTTCACAATTAGAAATTATTTTGACTAACAAGACGTTAGAATATATAATCCTTACGCCGTTAAAAAAAGAGCCAGATAAGAAGTTTAATGGTATGATAGTATATTTTGACAATGTTGGTGGTAAGACAGGTTTTTACGGGTATGAAAACGGCGTTTGGGTAAAATTGTAAAAAAGGAGGTATAAAAATATGGATCCTGTTACAATAGGAGCAATTTTAACTGCTTCGTCAGTAGCGTTACCATTTTTAGCAAGATGGTTAACAGGTGAAGGTATAAGTGAAGTTCAGCCGAGATATGCTTGGGAAACACCAGTTGGGCAAGAATTGTTAAGGCGTGTTCTTGAGTATCAACCAGGCGTGTATACAGGTGCGTTACAAGTCCCGATAACGCCTACGGAGACAACGTTAGCACAAGCGTTAGCACAACCATTAAACTTGTTAACAGGGCAACAATATATTTCTGACGTTTTAGCAGGCAGGTATTTACGTCCTGAACAACAGCCGTATTTACAAGCAATGACACAAGAGATACAGAGACAAGCAAGCGAGTTAGTAAGACAAGCAGGCGATGTTGTTCGTTCGCAGACAGCCCGTGCTGGTGTCCCAAGTGGTAGTGTAGAACAACAGATGATGAGACAAGCAACAGAGAATATTGCGAAACAAGTAGCGGGACAATTAGCAAGTTTGTATGGCGGTATTTATCAACAAGAACGTGGTTTACAACAACAAATGGTTCCGTATTACTTACAATACGCTCTTGCTCCAACACAACAAGCAATGTCAGGTCTACAAGCACAACAATATCTACGACAAGCAATGTTACAGAACATCTTGTTACCATACCAAGAATTTCAACGTAGAGAACAAGCAGAGTTAGTCCCGTTACAATATTTATACGGGTTAGCAACAGCACAACCTCGTTATCCACAATATAGGTTGCCAGAATGGTATTATTATATTATGCCACTTTCACAAACGTTAGGGACAGCAGGTGGGTATATGGTAGGTAGTGGAATGGGTGGAGCAGGTGCTGGTGGGACAGGTGGTGCTGGTATAATAGGAACAACAGAACCTATAGCGGGTCCGTTAGCATAATTATATTTTTAAAGGAGGTAAAAAGTTATGCCAAGAGATACACAAGAATTACCAATGTATTTAGGTTATTTACCATATCCAGTTCCGCCTGAAGGGTTAATAATGGCTAACTTACCACAAGCGTTTCTTACAGGTTTGGACATCGCAAGAACATTGCGTTCTGAAAAAGAGGCAAGACAATTGCGGGAATTACAGGTTGAACAAGCGTTAGCAGAACAAGATTTGCGGTTGCTTAATTCGTTATGGAACTATCTCTCAAGTTCAGGTCTTGCTGGTTCTATTGCTGATTATTTGCCTGAACAACAAACAAAACAATTACAACAAAGGTATGCTAAATATGGTATTGATATTACAAAATTAAGAGTGCCTTCTGTAAAAGACGCTTATCCAAACATTTCTGACATACTTGTTGGTGAGGGTGTAGCGAACAGGGTTGGTGTTTCTACATTAGGAACGCTATATGATGTAGTGCCTGGCGACTGGATTATAAGTGCGATAGGGAAAGAGTATGGTGGTAAACCTGTAAACAGGGAACAGGTATATTTAATACCGAAAGGTGCGACAAAGACATATTTAGAAACAACGAAATTGTCATTAAAACAAAGAGAGTTACAAGATAAGTTAAATTTGAAATTAACAGAATTACGAAGTAAGCAAGATAAAGATAGTATGAAACGATTAGAATTGTTAATAAAGTGGACTAAAACTTTACAAGATAATTATAAACCTGAACTAATAGCACAACCTGGGACAAGGGAAGCAATTAACAAAGCGTTAACACAAATAGGGCAAGAGTTAGGTGGTATAGATGTTAGTGACTTATTGTTAACTGAAGAAGATGTTGCGTATACACCTAAACGTTCAGTGTTAGATAGTATTGTAGATTGGCTTAAAGGATTATTGCCACAACAACCAACAAGACCACAGCCACAACAACCAACAAGACCACAACAACAAGAAATACCAAAAGGGTATGGTAGCCAATAATCTATGAACAATAAAAATTTTACAGAGTTGTTAGAACAAGATTTTAATGCTAACAAACGTGTTTGGATAGATTTTAAAGAAATAGATCCTGCTTTTGAACTACAAGCATACAATTTTTTTTTAAGCAAACTACAAGAATACCAACCTGAAAACACATCTGATTTTATACAAGAATGGGTTAAAGCAAAAAAAGAGAAAAAAAAGTTTTATGTTGATTGGGGCTTATTTAAACAAGCACAACCACAAGCACCACAAGTATCTCTTGCTACTATCCTACAACCTGTATTAAAACCTGTAGAACAAACAAAACCTAAAGAAGTCCCGTTAAAACAAGCCATAGACCCGTCAAAATACGAAGTCGCTGTTTCTAACAAGACAACTACAACCTTGATACAACCTTCACACTTACCTGCACAAGTTCCTTCTGTCCAAGTTATACAAACACAAGTCACGCCTGAAAAACAAAAAGAGTTAATATCGTATGTAAACAATTTGTTTGAAGCGTTAGTAGATGCTGAAAAGTTGTATAAAAATCCAAAAAGTTGGCAAGATATAGAGATAAAACCTACACAGAACTTACCAACTGTTGAAGATTTAGAACAAGCAAGGAAGACACAAGAGTTAGCAAGTCGTATGAGCAGATTTTTAACAGAAGTTAGGAAAAAGAAGTTGACACCAAGAGAAGAAGAATATGTTAGGACACTTGTTGGATTATATAATAAAGAAAAGTTACAGACAGCGTTAAGCAAGATAGAAAATTTTGCTATAAATAGTGTTACTGAAGTGTATACAAACGAGTTAGGCAGGGTTGAACAAGAGATAGGCAGGTTACAACAAGAAATAGACAAGTTGAAACAAGAGAAACCGAAGACGATTGCTGAAAATTTAGGGTTACAACGTGAATTAGCGGAGAAAGAGTTAGCATTAAGAAATCTTAAGATGGCACGTGTAGGGATAAGTAATTATATACAATCTTTGAAGTCGCCTGATGCGGTTAAAGAGTTTTGGCAAGGTGTTTTTGACGCTTTAGTTCGTGATTATCATAGTTTACCATTTTTAGGTTCTTTGATGTCAGCAGAAGATAAAGAACGGCTGATACAGATTAGGACAAAAATGCGTGAAGGTAAACCATTAAGTGAAGGTGAACGAGCGTTTGTAGATATGATGGAAACAAAATATTTACCAAGAACAAATCTTGCTTACCAAATTGGATATTCAATAAGTGCTATGCCAAAATGGGGGATAGAGTTTGCTGTTGTTAATGCTCTTTTACCAGAAAAAGGATTGATATATAGAACATTACGAGGTGTTGATGTTCCTGTTATGATTTCAAGGTTAGCAGAATATATAACAAGAGGTGTAATGGCAGGTGCTGTAAATGTTCCTATGTTGGCTGATAGGACATACGAATATATGTTGAACCCAGCAGTTCGTGGTGTGTTAGGAGACAAACTTGTGAACTTGTTAGATAATAAAGATGTAGATTTTTGGACTGCGTTAAAGAAGTCGTATGCGAACAATGTTGTAGAGTTTGCTACAGAATATATGGGCGTGTTTGTTACAAGACCTTATGATATACTTAAAAAATTGTTTATTAGCAAGTATTTAAACAAGTTAGGTATAAAATCGTTTGATAAAGCGTGGGCTAACATAATGAAGTTAACTGGTTGGCACGGAATATTAGGTGAAGTGTGGGAAGAAGAAATAGCAGAAGTTTTTAATGCTTTAACTGAAGGACGGGAATACAAGCCGTTGTGGACACAAGAAGGTGCGTTGCGTGGGTTAATAGAGTTTGCTACAATAGGGTTGTATGGCGGGCTAACTGTTGGGTTACCGAACTTGCCTACGATATTGGAGAATATTAAAAAGATAAAAGAGTTTAGGACAAGAGAAGGTGTAGCGGTTATAGATGTTGACAAACCTGCGTTTAAATATTGGGTTGAATATATGGAAGAACACGCAAGACGATTACAAGAACGTGCGTTACCACAACCGCCTGTTGCTACACCTACAACATTTCCGTCTGTTGAAACACCTATTACTACACCAGCACCTGCTATAAAAGAAATACTTGCTTTACCACAAGAAATACCTATCGTAACACCACCGCCTCCAGTTGAGAAACCTTTAGAAATACCACTAACACCTACAACAAACTTGCTTATTTTACCTGGTTCAGCAGAATTGCCACAATACCCGTCAGTTGTAGAAATTGTTAAAAAACCTATAGAACAGGTTAACAAACAAATTAACAAGATTAAAAACCTTTCTCAAGAACAAGTTGTAGAACTTGTTAAAAACATCAATGGTCAGACATCTCTTGTATTCTTAAATTTAGACCAAATAGAGATAGATCCACAATTACAAAAAGAGTTGAGAAAAGAAGTTACGATTTATCCTGAAACTATTAACCAAATAGTTAAGTATTTCCATCCATCTTTATTCCAAACTTTGAGTGTAGCGTATATTGAAGATGAAGGTAAGTATGTGTTATTAGATGGACACCATAGGTTTTTAGCATTACAAACTTTAGAAAAAGAAGGGCGGTTAAAAGATTTTTATTCTAACGGCGTTCCTGTTACATTAACAAAAGTTAAGAACTATGCTGAATTAGGACAACTTATGGGTGTAGTAGTAGGGTTAAATACAGCAAGAAACTTGCCTACGATAACAGAAATGGCTTATTTAATTGACAAGTTGTTAAAGAGCGGTGCTACGATACAAGAAGTTAGTGCAAGGACAAATATTGGTGAAACAGAAATAGACAAATATTTAAACTTGCTCTTGTTATCTCCACAATGGCAAGAATTACCTAAAAATATTGAAAGTTTACCTACAAAAACTTTGCGGAACAGGGTTAACGACCTGTTGTTCACAATGGGTGAACTTGCCAGAAAATACAATATACCATACGAAGTTCAAAACGATATTTTATCTAACTTGGTGATAAAACAAAAAATTGGTGCTGTAGGGTTAGAAAATATTATTAGAAACTTGTATGAAACTTATGCGTCGTCGTTGACTGAAGAACAAGTGGAACAAACTCTTAATTTATTCTCGCCTGAACAATGGAAAACAATAAGGTCTACAGCAACTGAAACTTTGGTAAAACTTGAAAAAGAACATAGACAATTAAAAAGGTTGTTAAACAAGTATGAAAGTGTTAAAAAAGATTTACAATCAGCAATAGAACGTGGTGAGTTAGGTGGTGAATATCAAGCGTTGTTAAAAGGTCTTGAAACAAGGATAAATTCGTTAACAAAACAAATCGTGGATAAACAAGTAATGTTAATACAAAGTTGGCGTGATGATTTAACACCTGAACAAATAGAAAATTTTAGAAAAGAGTTTGAAGCAAAATTGAAACAAAACAAGTTTGTAGTGCGAGAAGATTTTTTATATGTGTTTGATAGTTTGTATGACGAGAAATTAAGACGACAACGCACTTTGTCCTTGTTCCCTGAAGAACCTGTAGATCCAAAAACAGGGTTCAAATTTACTGATTTTAGAGATTTCCCAACCTGGTATCGTATTGTAGAAGAAGATGACGGAACATTGAAAGTTGTTGATGGTGGTAAAGGGACACCAAGAGATAATGTTGTATACTTCGTAGCATTAGCAAAAAATTTTGAAGGTGTAATAGGTATTGAAGCAAAAAATGTTGATGAAGCCGTGTATTATCTTACAGAATATTTTGATATTACGCCTGAAGATAGGTTTGTAGTAATAGGTTTTGAAGATGGCAAAGTTAAAGTTCATCCAAAAGTTTATTCTCAATACTCTTCTATCCAAATACGAGACCAAGATAAAAAAGCAATTGAAAAATATATATACCAAATTGTTCGTCCTGAAATAAAAATTGAGTATATTACGCCTGGTGGTAAAACAGAACAATTAAGGTTGTTTGATAATATGATGAATGAAGAACAAATAACAAAAGAAGAATGGGAAGAAATGAAAAGAGTCATAGAAGAAGGTGTTATTAGAAAAGCATCTTTGTTGCCGTATATGGATATAGAAAACAAACCTTTAAATGAACAAACATTGAAACAGATTGTTGAAAGTTTGAAACAATTTCTGCCAAAAAGAGAAATTAGTTTAATGGTGTTTTTAGACAAAGATAATAAAATTGTAGATATAATAACAATGTCAGGAGTAGGTTTTAGATATTATTATTATAATGCTGTTGATTTTATATTAAATCGTAGTAATATGCATCGGTTAATCAAAAAAGGTGTTGTGAAAATGGTTTTTGGTCATAGACATCCTTCGTTGTTAGTTACAGAATTTGTAGAATGGGTTAAACAAAATAAACCAGAAATTTATGAAAAAGCGTTAGAAATTAAAGAGTTGTTAAACAAAGATGAGCAAGAAGCAATAAAACGTTTTAGTCAATATTTGCCACCAAAAGTCGTTAGTGACGAGGATTTGCGTTTTATTCTCTTTATTAAAGAGAAGTTAGATAAATTTACACAACAACAAATAGTACTGGATGATATGACTTTTATTTTTGATGATATAACTTTTGTTTGGTCTCTTAATCAGGGTAAAGTTATAAATATGCTACCAACACCGAAAAATATTGTTTCAGATGAAATTTTACAAGAAATTTATAAAAATACAACTTTTATAAACGAACCTTTTTCAACAGAAAAATTTTCTATTTTAGCACAAGTAAATTTTTTACCAATGGTTTTAGTGTTAGATAAAGATGGAAAAATAAACGATTGGTGTTTTATACATCACAACACTAATTTGTATGAGTTTGTTATTGGTAAAGCCAATTACACTTTAGTTGTAACCGCTCCTATTGACCTCCCTCATATTACATCTGCTGTAAAAACTCTACAACGACTTGGGTGGAATATTCAATATTTCTATGTAGAAAAAGGTAAGATACGGGCAAACTTAACTGCTGAACCTAATTTAGAAAATGTTTATGAAAATTTTGATAACAAGGTATACAAGAGGTTGATACAGGATTTTGGCAAGAAACTTGTTGACGAGACAGCGGATTATTTTTATCAGAAGTATGGTATAGAAGTTTTTAATATTAGCAAGGACGAATCACAAGATTTTAGGCAGTTTTTAAGATGGTATAAACTACAACCTACGGCGGAACGCAAAAGGCAGTTAGCAGAGAAGTGGGTTAATAGCGAGATAAATTTCAAGAATATAGAAGCAAGGTTGAAGTCGTATTTAAACAGGGCGACGATGAAACAATTACAAGAGTTTGTAAGATATTTGATAGCGATAGACAAGGTGAATAATAGTGGTGTGTATGAAATGTTATTACGAGATTACGGAATTTCTGACTATAAGCAGTTAGGGTTCAAAGATTTAATGAAGTTTGTTCGTGAGTTTAGCAGGATTATTTCGTTAGATATGTTTAGAGAGACGAAGAAGTTAGAAGAAATAGCGGAAATACAAGAGACGAGCCGTTCAGAACGGCTTGCGTTAGGGTTGAGCAGTTGGATGCCGTATGATGCTATATTTAACAAGTTAGGTAAAAGATTTCCTGCTGTGAGACGGCTTGCTGACTTGTATCGTATATATATGGGCGAACGGGATAGGATGATAGGTGCGTTTATGATTAGATTAAATAATATTTTAAATTATCTTGGTCGTGATTTTGTAAAGAACAAGTTTGACAAGTTTGTAGATTTTGTTGAGACAGGAACTCCGCCGTCAGGTGTTACAGAAGAAGAATTTTTTAAGATGATGACAGCAAGAGAGAGGTTTCAAGAGTTAACAGATGAGATATGGACTTATGTAAAGAATTGCGGTGTTTTAATGCACTCGCCTGTTGATGGTTTGTTAGAAGAATTTGACTATAGACAAAATTATTTTCCACATTTTTATCCTGAAGAATTTTGGGACGAGAAAAATAAAGAAAATGTTATTAAGTTGTTAATGGAACACAACAACATAGGACGAGAACACGCAGAAAGGTTGTATGGTATAATGCGTGAAGATTTTAAGTCAAGAGAGTTTGGTAAAATAGAGAGACACAGGGAGACAAACTTGCCTGGTTATGAGAAAACGCCTGAAGCGTTTACAAGGTATATATATCGTGCGGTAACAAGAGCATCTTGGGTAAAATATTTTGGTAACGATATATTTATTTTAGGTTATGGTTATATGCCGAAGCAGTTGTATGAAAATTTGGTTAAAATAGATAATCCGACAATACGGCGTTATGTTAAAGATGCGTTCAACAACTTGTTAGGTAAAACACGAGATTTAGGTGAGGAAGAACTTATAGGCGGTATTTTACGAACTATTAGACAACTTGAGACGTTTAAACTTTCGTTAGCGTCAATAGACAACTTGTGGCAATGGTTTGTTAACTTATCACCTATTGTAGGTTGGGACAATCTAACACACGCTTTAATACAAAGATTACAAAATGTTGGTAGGTCAAAAGAAATACTTGCGTTATATGGTGTTGGTGAACAATTAGCAAGAACAATGCGTATTATGTATCATACACAAGGACGAACTTGGCTTGATAAACTTACTGATTTACATTTAAACCTTACATTGTTTATCCCAACAGAACGAAACAACAGAGTTATAGCAGTATATTCAGGTAGTAATTTTGTTGACACTCTTAACAGTTGGTTGAAAAAAGGACAAAAAGATAAAGTGCGGTATGAATTAGAATTGTTAGAAATGCCAAAAGATACTATTGACAGAATTATTAAACGAGGGTTTATCACGCCTGAAGAAACAATGATGCTTATTTGGAACTTAAACGTCTTGACAAACTTTTCTGCTGATTTATGGTTTATGCCAAAAATTATGGGTTCTACAGAATTAGGACGGACAATATTTCAGTTTGTAGGAACATTTTACGCACAACAAACACGATACATCACACGTTTTATTATAAAACCTTTCTATGATTGGATTAGGACAGGCGGTAAACAAGGTAGTATACAACCTTTGATAAACTTTTTAGTTGCGATGTCTATCGCAGGCGTTGTTTCATCACAATTACGAGATTTCTTACGCAAGAGACGTCCTTTACCACCAGGCACTATACCTGATTTTGAAAAAGCAGTTGCTAATTATATCCAGTTCTTAATAATGAGCGGATGGATAGGTTTCTATTCGTTCCCGTTCTTGTATCATTTCTACGGCACAGATCCTATGCGAGACAGGTTCATCGGTGTTGGTTTATACGACATCCTCTTGTTGTTGAAAGATATTCAATTATACAATTTTGACGAATTGATTAGGACAAGGTCGCCACTTTTAGATGTAATTTTTACTTGGGTCAAGAATACACCTGATTATAAATATCCTATTACATACTTGCGGGCAAGACGGCTCTTGTATCAACTACAACGGACATACGATTTAATACGGCACAGAAATCCGCAGTATGGTGAAAAGTTTTACAAGGAAGTTTATTTACCATATTGGCAAAATTTTGTTAAAAAATATTCAAAAGTATATTTCATTGATACAGGCACTACAACACCTTTAAGATTACCAGCACCATCTTGGGATGATATGGTTCGTCCAAAGGAGTAAGGTATGAAATATTTTTTTATCTCAAAATACGGCGATAGTGCAGGTATATTACCAAGAATACAAGCGGAAGGACACGAAGTTGCGATGTATATACAAGAGAAAACTTGTAAACGTGTTCTTGATGGTATTGTTCCGAAGATGGAGATACAAGCAGGTGTTGACTGGGCAGATTATGTTGTGATAGATTATAAAGGTTTTGGCGTGTTAGCGGACAAGTTGCGTCGGCAAGGTAAAAAAGTTTGGGGCGGGTGCGAGTTAGCGGACAGGTTAGAGATGGACAGAGGGTTTGCGTTTGAGTTATGTAGAAATCTTGGTATTCGTGTTCCTGAAACATACGAGTTCACAATACAAGAAGCAATAGAGTTTTTACGGCAAGCAAAAAAAAGGTATATTATGAAATCTGACTTGGACTATTCTACACTTTCTTTTATCCCTGAAAGCAACGAGTATTTGATACAATTTATACAAACTTATCCTTTGCTTACAAACAAAAAAATATATCTACAAGAATATATACAAGGTGCTGAAATATCTACAAACATTTTTTATACACACGGCAAGGTTGTTCCTAATCCTGATGCTACTATAGAGACAAAAAAGTTTATGAACAACGATTTTGGTGCGATGACAGGTGCGATGACTTCGCTTGTATGGGTGTATCCTGAAAAAGAACCTCGTTTGTATCAAAAGACACTTAAGAAACTTGAATATTTATTATCAAAAGCAGAACTTAATGTTTGTATTGATGCTAACACGATTGTAAACGATGAAGATGTTTGGTTTTTAGAGTTTACGCCACGCTTGGGTTATGATTGGTTATATGCGTATATACAACTGCTTGACTGCGAGATTTCAGAATTTTTTGCGAGGTTGTGTGAAGGGACACTAACAAGGATACCTGCGAGAAGCGGGTTTGCGACAGCAGTGCGTGTTAGTATACCGCCGTTTCCGTTTGAAATGAAACAACAAGATGAGAAAATTTTAGAAAAGTATTATTCGTCAATACCTGTGTTAATCAAAAATTTTGAGAATGTTTATTTACTTGATGTTTGTTTAGAAAAAAATGGTATGTTTTGTTGTGGCAATGTTGTGTTTGAAGCGAGTGGTTACCATCCGACAGATTTTGTAGAAGCGTTTAGGCAAGCATACAAGAACACAAGAAATATAGAAGTTGCTAATAAACAAATACGGACAGATGCTATACCAAACGCAAGAAACAGGTTAGAATATTTAAAAAAAGTTAATTACTTGTCTGTCCCTGTCGGTTCTTCATATTTTTGAGATTTCATTAACAACCCATCCTTGAAAATCAACACAACTTTTTTACCAATGAGTTGTTCTGTTTCAAAATTATATTCGTTCTTTTTAGGATCTTTTTCTATCCCGCAATTGGACAACAGAATTTTTAATCTCCATCTTTTATTTTTCACACACGAAAGCGGTATTCTTACAGCACTACCATTATCAAGTAAAAAAGTAAATCTCAAAAATGGTTCTTGGTTTCTGCTTTCAAAATATTCAACATCAACAATTTCAGCAACAAATGTTCCTGTTAAATCTCGTTTTATTCTTGAAGGACGGCTATCATCATCTTTAAATACTATTTTCATTTTCTGTTCCTCCTATTTTTATTCCGTTTGGCGACCTTCTACCTTTTCTGTTTTTCTTGATATTCTTTATCACATCAACAACATTTTCATCAAACAAACAATGACCAGGCACCACAGGTTCAATTTTCCCATAGAACACCCATTGATACAGAGTTCTCGGACTTATTCCTGTCCGTTTTGATAGTTCTTTAATTGTCAATAGTTTTTTACTCATCTTTTTTTACCTCCTTTTCTTCAAGATTTTTTTCATAAAGTATGTTGCTAATATGCTGTAAAAATAAATATTCAAAAATTTCAGCAATTTTGTGTTGTTTATGATATGGAGCGTGGACATCTTCACCTGGCTCGTCTTGTATCAAACAACCGCACGGAGCAACTTTCTCACCTCGTTCTCTCGCATTCTCGTATTCTATGTCAAACTCGTCCACTTCTGAAAATTCAACACCTGCTAACAAACATAATAAACTTTCAACTATTTCGTGTATCATCACAACAAGTTGGTATACATCACCTATTTTACTTATTTTTATCACAAGTTCGTTATCCTCAATTAAATAATCACCAAGAGTTTCATATCGTTGCTTCTCAACATCAAACACAATTTTTATTTGTTTTATTTCCTTATCTCCGAGTTTCATTTTTTTACCCTCCCTTTTTATTTGTTTCTTTTTTTTATGGTTCCAGAACCTAATAAATTTTTATAACAATCATAACAATAACAACAACCATTTTCGTAATCGTATACCCAATTTTCTCTCTGTCCATCGTTAACAACATCTTCTACTATAAAACCACGAATCTGTTTTTTACATACAGAACATTCAATATAATAATTTCCCCTTTTAACAACACTTGCTGTAATTTTGCATACTTTCATTTTTTATCACCTCCTTTGTTCCTTCTACTTCTTCCAACCATTTTTCAAATCTTTTACATCCTTTTTTTGTTATTGGTATAATCTCTTTATTCACATATTCAGGTTCCCACATAATACCTCTCATAAACCACCTCCATATATGTTCCCGAAATTCTTTATTTAAATCCAAAAAGTTAAAATTCATCTCATAGTAATAAATATCATAATTAAAGAGACCTTTTTTATAATCTATTGCTACAAATCGTGACCGTCCATTATCAAATATTTCTAACCTTACAACAGGGTAACGCATATCACCATAAATAGGTATTATTTCTTTTATTCTGCCTTTTCTATTAAAAACTATTTTTACCATCTTCTTTAATGTTTTCATCTTATTTTACCCTCTATTTTGCTTTTCATCTATAATGTCTCTAACAATCTTGATAGCGTTGTCCAATAAATAAGTTCCTAATTGCCTTGATACCTTTACTTCAAGTTCTTTTATTAGAAACCTTAATGTTTTTTCATCAACTTGACAAGTTGACAAAAAATCTATTAGTTTATGAGACAGTATTCCTATATTGTTTATATATATTACAAATCCTTTCTTCATCCTATTCTACCTCCTTTATCATTCTTTAGTTTGTCATTTCCATAATTTCGCTAACCTCATCATCCTTTTTTCAATTACATCTATTATTTTTTTTCTCAATTCTTCATCTCTTACTAACACGTCTATCCCGTCTGTTGTTATCTTGTCCAATAGCATCCAAGTTTGTTCAGTAAAAGATACTTCGTAATATCTTTCCAACTCCTCTTCGTTAAAAATTTTTTTTAATTCGTCTTCCATTAGATACATATTTTTTACCTCCTTTTGAATAGAATATAAAAAATTGTTAACCCGCACAAAAACATTAAAAAATAATATATTCTTAAAAAAAACCCTATCTTTATCGGTGTCAATGTATAATACAATCCTATTATAATCATTAAACAACCTATTATAAATGCTACTAACAAAACTACTTGTTTCATAATTGCCTCCCTTGACAAATATCTCTGAACCCACACCACGAGCAAACTTGTGAGTCGTTTTTCTTGTAATATATCCCCGTCTTCATCAAGATTACTACATTTTTAACATTTTCTAACGCTTCTTTTATATCGTTTTCGTTGATATTCACATTGATAACTTGTAGCACAACATCTCTCTTTTGTCTTATTATCCCGTGAATTTCAACTTCACGAGGATAAATTATTTTGTATAGTTTTAACTGCTCATCAAAGATAAAATACATATCATCAAATCTTGTCCTGTTTCTCGTTTTCCAATCTATCAGTTTCTTTTCAACTAAATCTACTTCACCAACAAGTTTCCACTCAACACCTTCAAATTCCATTTCAAATTTTCTCGCAATTTCTTCAGGAAATAGTTTTTTCCCAATCTCGTCATAATATTTTGCTCCCATCCTCGCTACATCGTCTTTCAGTATATCTACATTGTCATACTCCGCCCAGTCCACTTCCTCACTCGCAACAATCCGTTCTATTTCTGTAACCGCAACATCAATAATAATATTCCTAATTTTCACATCATCACCACCTTCATTGATTTTCGTCAAAAACCCCTGCTTCAGTCCTTTATCAAGACCTGTTCCTAATACCAAGTTGCTTCTCGGTTTCATTTTATATCCCAACTTATACCTTAAATACCATTGGTAGTGACATCGCTTAAACATCTTTACTTGCGAATACGAAATTACATTATTCGGCAATTGTTCCAATTCTAATATTTCTTCTTCCATATTTACATTCCTCCTTTTGATTTTCTTTTGTAATACTCTTTTATTTCATCCAAAACCTCAAATTGTTTTTCTAACGGTAGTTTTTTAACTTCATTTATATCCTTTATATCATACACAACTTCTAAATAATATTTAAATGCTTGCTCAAATTCAGGAAAAACCTCTTTTGTTTTTTCATATCCTTCTTTTATTTTGTCAAAAATAGTTTTATCAACTTTTTGTTGTTCCGTTTTCTGCTCAACTTGTTGTTCAACTTTTTGTTGCTGTTGCTCTGTTTTTTCTTCTTGTTTATCTTCAATAACACTCACCTTCCCCAAGTCATCTATCACAATTTTTCTTTTTATTTTCAATTCTTGTTGCCCTTGCTTCTCTTTCACAACTTGCCCTTGCCCGTTCATTTCTCCCTCATCACTCAATTCTTCAGCACTAACTTCGCCAAGCCCTATCGCATCAGAAATCGCACGATTAAGAGCCCTCGTATACGCAGTTGCCCTTATGTCCTGTTCTTTCGTCCACCCTTTTTCATCCTTGTCCGCTCCCGCAATCCCGCAGTATGTCTTACCTGTATCAGTTTTCACAACACAAGATACCTCGCATTTCTTGATTGTTAGATTTTCACTATCATACCAAGTCCGCACCTCAACACCTTGCCCACGCTCAACACTAACAATCCATTTTCCTATCTGTTCAATTTTTTCTGTCTTCAATTCTGAAAGTTCAGAGGGTAACGCTATGTTTAAAAACTTCGCTAATTTCCTAAAAGCAGATTTCTTTTTATATCTTTTTATCTCTCCTCCCATAGTTTTCGCTACTCTTTCTGCATCTTCCTTCGTTCCATCCGTCTTAATCCGTCCACCACCACGATAAACATACCAAACATAATCGTCACTTTCAAGGATGCTTTCTAACTTCTTATACAATTCCCATCTTCTCTTTGCTTCTTCAACTGTTTTTTCTGTTATTTCAATCTTTTCAATCCCTTGTTCTACCTTTACAATCTCTTGTTTTTGTTCCTGTTGTTCCTGTTGTTCCTGTTTTTCTTGCTCTTGTTTTTTTTTCATTTTTCTTTACCTCCTATACCAATTAGTTCTTTAAATTCGTCTTCACCAAAAACGAGTTCCTTGCCACAATGTTTACAAAAAAATCTCATATCTAAATCATCCTCATAATCAACATAATCATATTCAATTTTACCATCTTCAACCACCACATTGTATATATTACAACTATAATTCCTCGCTTCAACCTCGTCTAATGATAACATTTTTTTACATCCTTCACATTTTATTTTTTTTACTTTCATCTTTTATTATACCTCCTTTCGTAATGTTTTATAAAATTTGTTAATTTTTCAACTCTTGTCTTCTCGCACTTCACACATTTTTTTATCACAACATCACCACCCTTGTAAAACCGCACCCACCAATGCTTACAAAAAAGTTGTTTAAAAAATTTTATCATTGTTTTCCCCCTCCTTATTTTTGTATATGGAAAAAATATTATTTCTCCATTTTTTCTACATAAAATTCGTGTTCCGTCCCCTTGTTCCCGTTAAAAATTGCAATTGAAACCACAGCAAGATTTTTTATAGTTTTACCTTCCATTATGTTTTTTATTTTTTGAAGAAAAACTTGACCATCTAATGTATTTTTGTATTCTTTACCACTGAAAAAAGTATCTTGTTTATCAATCCACTCCATACATTTCTCCACTTGTGGCATCACTTGATTTTCACCAACTTCGTAATACTTTATATGTTTCCCCGTTTTACAATTTATTATTCCTATTTTATACATTTTCATTTTTTTAACCCTCCTTTTTTGTTAGATTTTAATTATTATTTTATCTAAAATTTTATAAAAAATTTCATCGTGTTTAATATAAAATCTTCTCGTTTTAAAATCAATGTAATGTGCTACTTCGTGAAAAAAACTCTGTATAAAAGAACTAAAATTTATTACAAATAAAGAGTTGATTTCGTTATAGTGGTATGCCCCCAAATAAAACATTATAATTGCTTTAGGTTGCGAGGAAAACAAAAATTTTCCCCGCTTGCTTATTTTGTATTTATCAGATATATATATGGGTATATGTTTCAATTTGTATTGATTAGCGTATTCGTTTATTATTTTTTGCAATAATTCCCGTATTTCTTTTTTAATGTTTTTTTGTTGGTGATAATTATTCAACTTCTCATAAAATTCTTTTATGTTGTTTGATTGAAAAATTATTTTTTTAATATCATTAAAAAATTCTTCATATTTTATTTTACATTGATTTAATATATCTTTTATTTTTTCGTTATTCATTTATTTTTTTCCTCTTTTTTATAAAAATAAAAAAATATAAAGACAGACAGGAGCAAGAAGGAAAAACGGGAAACCTTCTCGCCCCTGCGTTTTATTTTTTTCTAAATATTTAAAGCTCTTTCAAAAATTTCTTTCATCACTTCGTATTCGTGACCACTCAGCCACTCTTCCGCACCATCAAACCAATCTTGGTAATAATATATTATATTGCCGTCTTCAAGAAAAATAAACCCATCCGCCGGACCCCCCCAAGATAATTCTAATTTCTTTCCTCTATATGTTAAATCGTCACTATACGCCAACGCCGTTTGATTTATCCAATCAATTAAATCTTCATATTCGCAATCGTCAACAACAAAACTTCCATTTTCTGATTCTTCTGCGAGTTTTAGCACCTCTTCAAATTGTTTTATTCTCTCTTTTAGTTTTTCATTTATTACTTCCTTACAAGTTTTTTTTCTCATATACACCTCCCCGTTTTTAAAGTTGTCAAAGACCCGTTTTTTTTCTTTCCTAATATATATATAAAACATTTTTTTGCAATTTGTCAACTTTTTTATAAAAAAATTTTTTTATAAT